TTATTTGGTTGGCTTTTTATACCATTCTTGATGTGAATTTCTATCTTCGCCCCACGCACCAAAACCTTCATATTTCTCATTAATCATCTGGCGTTCTGCCGGATATGCCCAATCTGTAGGAATACATAAAGCAAAAGGTACACCGCCCAGTTGAAACTCAGGGTCGTCTTGTGAGATATAAACTCTTAGATTCGGGTTATTCTTTTCATGAATATAAAAGGCTATGTCTCCAAGACTTGTTATATTTTTGATAGTTTGCTTGGGCATATCTGCCAGCGTAGAAGGACCGGGATTTACTATGGTACCGGCCGATACACCTAAAGCTTCGTGCACACTGCTCCATAAAATATTGTCCCGACCGTTAACCTTATAGCCGGCAGATAGTTCTTTGGTTGCTCCGGCAGCTGCCAATGCGATTGTGACCTGTCCATTGTTTACAGCCGTCACTTTCAACACGACATCATTAAAATCATAGTCACCGGTCGTAGTAGTAATATCCTCAAAGACATAAGTAAAGATAGCCAGAGGCGGAGTTGTCGAAGGTTCCTCTTTATCATAATCGGGATTACAACCCTGCGCATGGTCTCCGACAGTTGCATTCACCAATAATACATGACCGGAGGCAGCCCAAGAGTCAAAAAAGTCATTTCCACATGTCACATAAGTAACTCCGCTCATTGTAAGTTCTCCTTTATCATCATCATACAAGGCTTTGTTAACACACAGTAGCAAAGGCTTATCCTTATCCTGTACGCCTGCATCACTGTTCAGCCGAACACTCTTCTCAAATTCCAGACTTTGGGTCTTAAAGATACTTTTACCGGCCATATTTAAAATTGCATTTTCCAATTCAGCCTTTCCCCCACAATGAATGAATCCGCTATTATTAAAGATTACATCCTTACCATCAGAGCCCTCTAATTTAAAATCTTCACCAAGATGTAAATTGCAATTATTCTGTAACCGGTAGCCCGAACTTACTTTAAATCCATCACAAGCATAATAACCATCATTTACCCAGGTAGCACTTGATTTGTTCTCATTGGCACCATCAGTGCTGTTACTATCTATCGATGTTTCATAAGATACACACTGTCCACTTTCTCCATTATAGAATTCCCCTGCACTCAACTCAAAATCAGCTTCTATATATATTATTCCATAATTAACAAGTTCGGCTTCTTTATTCTGCATGTAAAAATCATCTCCATTAATAGTAACTGTTCCTTCATTGTAAATAGAACCTTTCAAAGTAAAGTCTTTATCGTCCTTTCCGGTTCCGTTAATACATAACGTTCCACCTTTACATACAAGGATTGTTCCTTTGTCAATCTTATCAACATTGAGAGTCAAGGTAATACCGGACTTAATGTACAGTTTAGTATCTTCCGAAAGATTTATCTTATCAGCTTTTAGGTTCTTTGAAATGTAGTAAGCCCCATTCCTCACATTTCCAGTAATATTCTCCTCACTCAATTCTTCAGCATCACTCGGACAAACAAAACCGGGAGCCGGCAAATTATCAATCGTAATATTAGCAGCCCGTTCAGAAACCGCACGCTGAGTTGCAGAACGTCCGAAAGCAGCAACAAACTTATCATCTTTAAGGGCAGCAACAGTCACTTCGCAATCCTTAGTTCCCACTTGGCGCATCACGTATGCATATTCCATGGCCGACGGTGCATCAAACTTCAAGGTGGCAGTAGTTCCATCTTTCACATCTGCCACAGCAAGCACATGCGCATCATTCTCTACCTTAAAAGGATTGTCTGTCAATACTTTGACAGTATAAACAGCCCCGGTTCCCGCATTTATCGTTATATCCAGAGTACGTACAGCCATCATATTCCAATCCTGATCAGGGTCAATATCCTTTATCGGAAAATTTTCTTTTGCTTCTTCTTTCACTCGCCCTGAATCGAACAAATCTTTACGGTCTGTGCACGAAGCAAATGCAACTAATACCATCCATAGAATTAATAGTTTCTTCATATCATAATAAGTGTTAGCGTAAACAAAAGTAAATCTCTACCAAGGGGTTGACAACCTCTTTTCTCCGATGAAACCGGTAACTTATGATAAATTACTTATCAGCATAAGGGTATTCACCATTGGCTGCATCCCATTTTTCTTTAAACTCAGGCATGTGTTCTTCATACCACCTTGTATAAATTGTATGGTTCTGTGCCCAGTTTGCAAAGTAACGATAAAGAGCGGTTATCTGATTACGCTCTCTCGGAAATACCCAATCTCCGGGAATGCAAAGTCCATAAGGAGGATAAGTAGAAGCGGGAGTTACTTGGGACGCAACATGTATTGTTATATTGTTCGCATTATCGGCCTCATATATATAAAAGTCTCCATTGTCTTTCAATGTACCGGTTATAGTGATTTCCTTTTCTACAGAAGTACCGTTAGGACCACTACCGGTATTTATCAACGTACCGGGATCACAGTTCATAGCCGCATGAACCTCTCCAAATAAATCTGATTGAGAATTTGACCCGTTCGATGTATCCGTAAATCCCACCTTCAAATTCTTAGCAGCACCGGCGGCAAACAAAGTCACAGTTGCCTTTCCGGATTCATCGGGGACTGTAACTTTTAACACCACATCATTAAAGTCAAAGTCACCGGCTTCACGGGTCATGTCTTCAAAAACGTATGTATACACTTGGGGAATATCTGTGGCATCCGAGTTCGTTCCGCCACCGTTCGTCGTATAATCATAGCCACATCCGACCGGTTCTCCTAATCGTACTTGTTCTACTTTTACAAGCTGTGCACCATCCGAAAAATTTGTATCACCGGTATACCCTTTCAATGCGACCTCTAACTCACCGGAATAAGTAATACTCTCATCGGGAGTTTTAATACAAACCCCACTTACCCAAAACAGAGCCTTTTCATCTGAACCGACTCCGGTCACATCAACCTTTCCATTCTGGTATTCCACGTTGTCTTTTACATGGAATACACTCTTGGAACCTAACCTCAAAGGTATATTCCCATTTGTTTTCAGTGTATTTGTTTCAAAAGAAGAGCCACCATCTTGTTCAAATGCAAAGCCCTCCCCATTTTGGAAATAAGTAGAACTAAGGATTTCCATCCTGCACCGGTTATAAATATAAGAACTACGGGTATCTAAAGAATTAGCTTTGACAGTTCCTTCTTCATTTATTAATTTAGAGCTTCCGGTCATGGTCACATCCTGCAATGAAGCAGATTGAAGATTTACAAAAGTTGCCTTTCCGGACATGGCGAATGTTGTCTTCCCGGTTATTTCAAAACTACCGTCATTATATATATATCCACCCGAAGAGTTAGATGCCCCCGCAACAGTAATTTTCCCCTTATTGTATAAAGAACAATTAATGCTTATTCTATTAAGCTTCATCGTTGAATTTTGCGCGATATAGAAAACCGTATTAGGGTTAAATGTTTCAGCAGCAGTGGCATCCAAAGTGCTACCCTCCAATAAGTAAACCACTAATCCGTCAGGATAAGCACCTGTTATTGTAACATTTCCTTTAATATATAGCGTATAGTTGCCATAACGTAGTTCATAAGAGCCGTCATTCATATAATATCCACCACGCATTTCAGCCCATTGTATCGGATACTGTTTAGCATCTGCAGGCACCTCTTTCAAGAAATTCTTCTCATCAGGCACCTTGTAATCCCAACTGCTTCTTGCCATAGCGCTTCTCTTTCCTGCCTCACTTCCTTGCTCTTCCCAAGAAACCGAAGGACGACCGACCTTCATATCTGCCACCTTTACCCAGCCATTGTACATTTTATCTTCAAAAAGTACATAAACAGATTCAATGGCTTTGGGTGCATCAAAAGTAAATAATACTGTTTCTCCGTCTCTTACCCCCGTTTTCTTAGCCAACAACCGAGCATTGCCTTCAGAGTTCAAAGGATTATCCGTATATACTTTCACAGTATAAACCTCGCCTGTCTTTTGATTGATAGAAACAGACAACGTTCCTACCGCAGCCATATTCCAATCCTGACTTGGGTCAATGTCTTTCACCGGAAAATTCTCTTTTGCTTCTTCATCGATATGATGGGGGTCAAAGAAGTCTTCTTTCTTCGTACAAGAGAACAAGACAGAGATACACAATAATAAAAAGATGCTTTTCTTCATAATAAGCTTGTTTCAAGTTAATCACATTTTATACAAAGATATGAAAACTCGCCCACATACGGATAACTTTTGAGGAAATAGTACAAAGTGTTTGAGAACTAAAGGAATATGTAGTTTTGTTCCAGATTCTTCCATTTGTGGTTTTTGACCGTTTTTGAGGGAGTTCGGAAAACAAATCGCTACTTATCCGTTGCCTTTTTCGGGTTGAAAAAGAGGGTTGGAAATAGCTTCCATTTCTACTTTTCATATCCTGTTTATCACTGCATGGAACGATGTTTCTTGCTATGTCTATCATGCAAACTTAGTCATATTTTTCCGTATTAGAAAAAAAGACAGGGTTTGTTTGTTAGGCGAAGGACCTTATTCTCCGTTCCGCTATATTTTTCATGCCATTCATTTGCTCGCTATATAATAATTTTGCAAACAAAGGAATTAGTTATGAATCAAGCAAATGTAAAGGTATCGTTCTACCTGAAAAAGAGCGAGGCGGATGTTGACGGAAACTGCCCTGTAATGGCTAAGTTAAGCGTCGGGAAATACTCGGAAGCGGCATTCAGTGTTAAGATGAAAGTGTCACAGTCGCGCTGGACTTCCGGACGTGCATCAGGCAAGAGTGTGGCGGCAAAGGAGATAAACAACCGTCTGGACGAGATTCGTGCAATGGCTTTAAGTATCTACTCAGAACTGTCGGCTGTACGTGACGGTGTGACAGCAGAAGAGATAAAAAGTATTCTGCTAGGAATGGCCAGCGGACAGGAAACTCTTTTGGGCTACTTCAGACGATTTATCAGTTGTTTTGAAAAGCGTGTGGGAGTAAACCGTACCATGAAAAGCTTGCGTGCTTATCGGAATGCCTACAACCATATCGAAAGATTCTTGCAGGCAAAATACAAACTCTCCGATATTCCGTTCTCAGCACTGGACCGTTCCTTTATTGACAAGTATGATTTGTACCTTCGGACAGAACGCAATCTCGCCCCCGGAACAATCATCAATCTGACCGTACAACTGAAAACGATTGTCGGCGAAGCCATCGCTGACGGTATCATTGCCGCCAGTCCGTTTTTGGGATACGAGCCGGTGCGTCCTAAAGCCGTACAGAAATATCTCACGGCAGAAGAGTTACACAGAATCATGACCACTCCGCTTCACAGACAGACATTATATCATGTCCGTGATATGTTTTTGTTTTCCTGTTTTACCGGGATTTCATATAGAGATATGTGTCTGCTGACCAAAAGCAACCTATGTTCAGCAGAAGATGGGACATGGTGGATAAAAAGTGCCAGACAGAAAACCAAAATAGAATTTGAGATTCCGCTGCTTGATTTACCACTACAGATTCTGAAGAAGTACAGCGACACTGCTCCCGATGACAAGTTGCTGCCGATGTACTGCAATTCTATGCTGAACCATTATTTGAAAGAGATTGCGCAAATCTGCCACATAAACCGTCCGTTGGTCTTTCATGCCGCCCGTCATACATACGCTACGGAAATAACACTTTCCCATGGCGTACCCCTTGAAACAGTCAGCAAAATGCTCGGACACAGTCAGATAGAAACCACCCAGATTTATGCGAAAGTAACCGATGACAAGATAGATGCCGATACAAAGGCACTGAACCGGAAAATTTCAGAACGCTTTTCTGTCGTCATTTAATAAACCCTAAAATGGAAAGTATATGGAACAGAATATTGAGAAACAGAATACCAAACGCCGCAGCACATTTGCCGTGCTGTTTTATATCAACCGTACAAAAATACGCAAGGACGGGATGTGCCAGTTGTTGTGCAAGGTGAGCATCGATGCCGAATGGGCTCAGATAGGTACCAAAGTATCTGTCAATCCGGCTATCTGGAATCCGGAGAAAGGGCGTGCAGATGGACGAAGCGAGAATGCCGTTACTGTGAACCGCGCCATAGATGACCTGACAAGCGAGATAGCCGGACATTATGATCGGATAAAGAACAGCCTAGGTTTCATCACGGCAGAACTGGTCAAGAATGCAGTCAAAGGTATCGGACAGAAACCGCTTACCCTGCTGGCTCTCTTCAGGGAGCATAATGAGGAATTCAAGAAACGTGTCGGGATAGACCGCATACGGGAGACATACGAGTCCTATCAGCGTTCATACAAACATCTTTCCGCATTTGTACGGGAAAAGAAGGGTATGGAAGATGTCACGTTGCGAAGTCTTGACAGGGTGTTCTATGATGATTTTGAAGTTTTCCTGCGCACCGACCGCAACCTGAAGCCCAAAAGCGTGCATGAGCATCTGTACCGCTTGAAGAAACTTACGGTGCGGGCTGTCAGCCAGGGCACGTTGAGACGGGATCCATACTGCCGTCTGCACCCCGAACTCCCCAAAAGAAGAAGCCGCCACATGAAGCTGGAGGCCCTCAAGACATTGATGACTACTCCCGTAGAGAAGCCGCAATTACAATTCGTGAGGGATATGTTCATCTTTTCGACTTTTACCGGACTGGCATATGCGGATTTGAAGAGGTTGTCAGTAAATGATATTACGCAGGCAGACGACGGCACTTGGTGGATTCATATCCACCGCCAAAAGACCGATACGCTTTCCTCTGTCCGTCTGCTGGATATTCCTCTCCAAATCATAGAGAAGTACCGTAGCCAGAGAACCGGGGACAAGGTGTTCAACATTTACGGACGCTGTTATTTTATCATGCTGACAAAAGAATTGGGAAAGGCCTATGGATTTGATTTGACCTTCCACCAGGCCCGGCATAGATAACTTTATTTCTCGCTGAAGACAAACGATTTACAGAATTTTAATTTGTGATAGGTAACGACTTAGAAACAAGAAAAGTTCCCTTATCTGTCTTATTTTGCATTATTGAAAAGAACACCTTATTTATTTTGCAAAGATACTAATTTAACCCGAATATAAATCGTCAATTAGCTATTAAAATTGTATAGTTGTTTTTTACACTAATAAAATAATAGTAGCATTCACACATTTACCAACCTTACTACCGAGTTGGTGTGAGATCATTTTCTCAATCTATCCCAATTGGTATGATAACATACGTACCTCGTTATCGGTTTGTACAAGCGTAGAATAGTTTCCGTCTGATGCAATGTAGACGATTTAATCTGGTACTATACGAACTAAATCAATAGAGGTTGATATGACCAATTGTTTTTTTCATTCGATTGTTCTTCCAAACAAAAATATACAGGTTTATCCATATGGCAAAGCCATGTTCTTGATAATGTATGAAATAGCGTTCTAAGTGTACCAAATACTATTACTATCTAAAATCCCATGGTGCAATTCGTCGTGGATATACCCAAAGCCCCACTTTATTATTCCTTGCTTTTATTTCTGCATTATGATATTTCTCGGACTGGTCATATTTTGTATAGTGCCACGCCATTCCTGCATTCAACATTTCAAGGGCGACATCCTTATTCTCTAGAGTATAAACATAAGCGATATATCTACCCCAACCATCTTGTTTTTGAACATCAACAATAATATTTTCCCCCAAAAATAAGGGTTTACAAATAATCCTTGGTTTTTGTCCCAAAAGCCTGTTTCTTTTTCTGGAGCATCAATGCCCCAAATCCTAAATTTTATTTGCAAGTTATCTCTATTTAGGCCAACAAAACCATCAGAAATTTCTACTACTTTAAATTGAAACTTTTGAGCTAAGCACTCTGTTGTTGACAACAGACAACCTTATAAAAGAATCCAAATAAGAAACCTTTTCATATTCATTCTATTTTACATATAAATATAGTCTATGGGATGTATGATTTTATAAGTTGTATATTCCAGGCATAGTTGAGATTGGCGCCAGAATCGTCTATTCCTCCAGATGTTATACCGACTGCCTCTCCTTTTGAATTTAACAAAACACCTCCACTACTGCCGTGATCAATTGGAGCACTAATCTGTAGAATCTTTCCGTTCTCCCTTATCTGTGATATTTCGCCAGATGAAAAAGTGTTATCCAAGCCTCTTGGACTTCCGATAGTATATATTTTCTCTCCTACTTTTGGTGTATTATTTGCGATCTTAATGTAGTTTACTTTTCTGCTAACTCCAACCTTGAATATTATAAAGTCGTTGTCCTGACTCTTATGGTAAACTTCCGTTACCTTATATGAGCTTCCATCGGAAAGTATTATGTCTTCATAGCCAACAGCGGTACCTTGAAAAACATGGTAATTACTTACTGCAATACCGTTACTAGATATGAAGAAGCCAGAACCTTGGAACCCTTGATACGCAGTAGATGTATGAATCTTAAATACCGCAGATGATAGTTTTTCAAAGATCTCACTTGGAGACAAAACTCTACCATTTGTAGTATTACCGACATCTGAAGTTTTATTTGTCTGAGAAGTTCCTTTTTGTTGATGTGGTAGTGGTGGGCGACCATTATTAGAGAATGAACCTGGTCGAGAAGATGGACTAGAAACAGGATAGTTATTATTACCCTTAGGAGCTGCTGGTTTTTGAGCGCAACCTACAGATAACAGTAGTATGAGCAGTATATATAGTATTTGTTTCATATATTATTGGATTTGTCCTGGTTTGGGTAAAATATGAATCAAAAATCTTTGATTTGCTTTTTCTTCGAGTTCTCTCATTAGTCCTGTGCCGCTGAGCCTTCCATCTCCACTACCACTGATTAGTACTTCACAATTATCTCTATCAAAATGGATATTGTTATTATCCCAAAACTTTTTAAGATTTCTTGCTCGGCGATAACTTAAATCATAGTTATAATCCATTTTATCTATTCCATCTTTTGATGCCTGACCTTCAATCACGAGAAGATACTGAACCTCCGGCGTGTTTTCAGCGGCACTATGAATGAATCTTACTAACTCTTGACCAACAGACAATAATTTTTCTCGCTCAACTTTAGAAATGTTATATATTTGATCATCATCAATTTTAAAACGTACAACAAAATTCAGTTTGTGTTTTTTATTAATTGAGTCGTATACAAAATAGTTTTGGTCGAGATTTTTGGTAGCATCGTTAATTTCATTTATCTTATCAATATGGGCTTGTGTTGCATTGGCAAGATATCGCATACTATCCAACTCTTCACTATATTGTTTTTGACGAAGTACCATACGAGAGTTGAGGTTCAATAAACTGTCTCTTTCTGCTTTTAATTCTTTCACTTCAAGAGGTGTCGCATCAATTTGTTTTAACTCAACGATTGATATGATGAACAATACAACCATCAAGAAAAATAAACTAGTCATTAGATCTGCATAACTTGCCCAAAAGTGCGTTCGTTTATCTTTTCCCATTTATTAATCACCAATTTTTCCGGGTTTAGGAAGAATATGTATAAGGAATCGCTGGTTAAGTACTTCCTTTGATTCTCTCATAAGTCCTGTGCCACTTAAACGTCCATCACCACTACCACAAATTAGTACTTCACAATTTTTATCATTAAAATTCAACCCGTTATCTTCCCAAAATTTTTTAAGAGATAATGCTCTTTGATAGCTTAACTCGTAATTATAAGCATATCCATCTTTCGATGCTTGTCCTTCAATAATAAGGAGATACTGGATATGAGGGTTACTTTGTGTCGTTTTAATAATAAAATCTTGTAGGATCTTACCTGTCGTTCTTAAATCTTCTTTTGTACTTGATGGAAGACTATTCATATCTGCACTTCCACTTCTAAAACTCACAGTTACTGCAAGTTTGTGCTTTTTGAATTCAGGGAAGTATTGGAAGTATTGCGAATGCTGTGTATCGAGTTCTCGAGTTGCATTGTTTATCTCATCCGCTTTGTCAATTTTCGCTTGCAGCTCAGCGGTCTGCTCAATCGCATCAATACGAGCATTATTCAATGCTATGATAACAACTATAAATAGTGTTAGCATAACAAAGAATAGACTTGTCATAAGGTCTGCGTAACTAGCCCAAAAGAATGATTTGCTTTCCTTTGCCATATCTATTGCTCCTGTGTTGCACTTTGAGTCGACTCTAAGTAATCTACATTAACAGTTTGGTCATTACTGATATTTGGCTCTACCTGCGTAGATGTTGGAACTATAGTTTGTTGAGGCTCATTAGAAACGCCAACAACCTCAATCCTTGGTTCTGCAATAAAAGAGTTATATACATATAAGCCAAACGCCATAAAAGCAAGCAAAGTTATAGTTGCAACCATATAAGTTATGCTCTTAGGGAATACTGGAGCGGACACATGTTGCACTGCACTTTCGATGGGGAAACCTTCTCTTCTTCCACCATTATTCTGGTTTTTAAGGCTACTAACCAATCTCTCAAGTATTGCTGTCTGACCCTTCGTTGACTCAACGAGCTGTCCCATAACTGCCTTTATATCGGCAAGATTACGAATCTCTTTCATCAACTCAGTAGTTTCAGCATTTCTAGCAGCAAACTCTTCTCTTTGCTCTTGAAGCATTCTTGCAAACTCTTCCTTTTGCTCTGAATAATGCTTGAGCAGTGCATCGAACTCTGAAACAGAGTTGTTACGCAATTGAGTTACGCTTTCTCTTGTACTTTCAGCAAGTTTCTCAAATGTTTTACGCAACGTGTCGTCTACTTTTGCAACAACCTCGTTGATATACTGTTCGCGAGCGGCAACCTGATTGATCTCTCTTTCAAAGAATGCACCCATGTTCTCAATGGCGGCTGTTCGATTAAGATGCTCATTAATGTTGCTATTCAATTCATTTACGGAATGCAAATATCCTGAGACGCTGTGCAAATACTTATTAAACACAGCTATTTCACCAGTACATTCTTTAAGTTCTTTGAGAACTGTAACATTTGCCTGTGCTACGCGTTTAATGTCAATATCCTTGATTAGAGTAATCAACTCTATTTGTTCCCTAGACGACTCTTCAACTTTAGACAAGGCACCATCCAAACCCTCAATATTTGATTGGAAAGTTTGATTGAAGGTCATAAGATTTTGCTGTAATAGATACAAAGCATTTACTGCATTTCCAGACAGAACAGGTAACAACTCTGTCTGTAACCACGAGTAGAATCTGTTCTTATCAGCTTCTACCTTGGATGTAGCACTTTTAGCTGACCAAGAAATTAGAGTTGTACAGCAAATACCCACTAAACTTGCGGCCATAGCAATTGCGACACAAGTCATCAATGAGGTGATGTTGTCCATAAGTGATTCGCTTGATAAACCTCCACTTACGGCAATAAAGCCAATACCGACAATGATACCGACCATTGTGCCCATCAAACCGAGGTATAGCGGTATCGGCTGTTGTATATTGATTTCTTCTTCCTCTGCATCACAGTAACGCTCTACGACATCCTTCATTAAATAAAAATCGCTCGCTGCTCCTCTGTTTTTTTGAAGGTACATATTCAAGGCGTCCCTAATCTCCTTAAGTGTTTCATTATCTGTATTGATATTTAACTGAGAAACACTTATGGTATCAATATCTTCAACATAGACATCATCATCATCGCTACAACTCTCTGTCTGAATTTCTTTCTCAACGATAGAGTACGATGATGTACTATTGGGGAATATTGATTTATAGGTCGCTATCTTCTTTTTAGTGTTCCTGTATATGTATATCTGTGCAACTATAATTGCTATAATTACAAGAACCACTAGAATATAATGAAGTTCCATTGTTTACTTTATTTCAACTGTTATAGGTTTAATGACTTTCCACTCTTCTCCGATACGTTCTGCAGTTCCTGTTGTCTTAATGAGTACCTGAGTGGGATCATTTGATGAGCGAGTAACAGAACAAATAGGTTCGAGATACTGACTATCAAATTTTAGGATACGTTGTTTTACTTCCTCTTGCTCAATACATATACTTACCTCGGCTGTATATGCGTTAGCTTCTGACATAGTAAGTCTATAAATTGACTTTCCTTTTTGATATGTATCTTGAATGCTTGAAAGAATCATTGAATTAGACTCTTTTGCATAAATTTGATATACAGGTTTAGCTGTAGTAGCCGGCTCCATCTTTATATTTTCTGTCACACTTTGAGTAGGAGCTGTTGCTAATGCAATATATTGCTGTAAAATATCCTTAAATTTTTTACTTGCCAAATATGCTTCTATAGCTCGATCAATTGTTGCCTGAGACGGGGCACTGGTTTGCGGTCGATAAGACGAACTTTGTCCTCCTGCGATTCTGCGAATCTCATTACGGATATAGTCGTTTGTATTGATTTCCTCTGTAATTATGTCTTTTACTTTATTTACATTTGTTCTAGGCCTTTTTCTATATGCAAAAAACGCCAAAACTATACCCAAAATTCCAATAGCAATTCCTATAAAACTAATTGCTTTAGCTTTCGTTATATTATCCTCGATTCCTGAAATTTTTCCACTCAACTCCTTTTTTGTTTCCTCTGCTTTTGCATTAAATGACTTTTCAACTGCAGTGAATTGGTTTGTTAATGTTGAGTCTGCCCTATTAATCACAGATGCTACAGCATTGTCGATTTCTTTCTTGGCACGATCTATTTCCTGGTCAGTATATTGACTAATATTTTCTTGTGCAGTTTGCTGAGCCTTCTTTATGGCCTCATTATCATTTTCACCATTATTAGGCAATAATGAGCAACTAGCAAGCGTTATTACTGACAATAAAATTATAATCTTCTTCATTTGTTTTACATTTGATAAATGTTACGTACTACAGCGTTGATAATACCAACTAACGGGTAGAAGAATAATGTTTCTTCCAAATTGTCATCTGCACCATCTTGTGCTATCTCACTCTTCTTGATTGCTAGACCATTCTCAAGATATGTTCTAATATCTCTATAACATAAGTCCTTGACTTTATTCATAATAGAACGATCTACATCGAAATTGTCATAGAATGAGAATTTCTTATCAAGTTTGAAGGTAAATTCTATATATTCCTTAATTACGTCTACAACAGAATCCAAATCCGCTTCTGTCACATCATTATAAGTCATGTGTACATCTGCAAATTTCTCATTATCTGTACCAATAAGGATTGTTTTCATGTCTTTAATTTCCCCATAATCCTGAGATTGGAATGGAGTTAAAATGATACCTCCCTTACAAGTAGACTCTTTTGAATTTGCAGGACGGATAATATCTAGTCCATCTATTGAATAAGACTGAGCATAGATTTCCTCAAATATGATTTTAGTAAGTCTTACTAGCGTTGCGTCATTGGTGCTCAAAATGTTAAGCACTTTTGAACCATTACCACTGAAAGTCATATGACGAGGCATATCAAAGCCTTTAGCTTTCATCAATTTTGCAATATGATATACTATTGCTACATAGAACAATATTACAACATATTTACCTCTGTTATCATCTGCAAGCATCTTTGCAAAATTGATTTCCACCTTTTCCTTTTTGATCTCTTTATTGGATGCCAATGAGAACAAGAACGCAATAACATCAGTTGATACACGTTTATCAAGTACAGACTTCAATACGGCCTTTAGGCCTCTTAAATTGTTGGTCTCTAACTGATTCGTGATTATATCTTTATACTTATTTACGAAACCGTTTGAATCAGAATCGTATGAGTATCCGTCTCCAAAAATCGTATTAGCTGCAAAACGGAAAGATGTTAGGTATTTTGGTTCGCCCTTGTCAACTATCAAAACATCTGTAGTACCACCACCTATATCGACAGATACAACAGTAGAGGTTGCACCTTTCTTGGCTTTATGATAATAATATGGCGCAACAGATTCTGACGCTGCAATAATATTTGAAATAGGAGCACCAAATAAAGTTGCAAAAGTATTTTCCCATTCAGCTTTAAATTTATTAAAGCGGTTCTGTGTCATACTTGCAGGATAGAACCATACGATTTCTGTTTTACTTAAATCTCCATTATTAAGAAGTACCTTTGTTCTTAGCATCAACAAAATACTTTCAATATATTTTGAAGCTCTCTTTTTATCTTCAGTATTTGTTGACCATTTCAAGTCTGTATGTAATACATTGTACGGCAATGACAAACTCTTTTCATAAGTATAAGGGATGTTAACATTTGCCATTGCTAAAACAGCCTTATCCCAGTTTGTATTGTTACTCTCAGATATAACCGTACGCATTGGATATCCATACAAACTCTCTCCGCCAATTGTTGCCGGAATAAAGTCTGAGTTGAACACATCATTGATCATATAGTCATCTGTGATGTGCAACTTTTGAATCTGCATATCCTTCTCTGTAATATCAAAAGGATTAGAAGAAGTTGAACCATCAACACTATATTCAATATGCGTATTTGTTGTACCGAAATCTATAGCAAAACGGAATTTGTGACTTCCATTGCGAGCTGTAAATTTAGGTATAATAACACCATGAATACCACTCTCATTATCATTAGATAAGGTTATATACTGATATTCAGACTCTAGTGCATAAGTAATGTAGTCAATGTAACTCGTATCAAATCTTGAATTGTCTGCATTCCTATTTCTTCTAACTACACCTTCAACAGACACTTCTTTGTTTGAGTAATCATAGAATGATAACGAATATGCACTGTCTGGATTATCTACTGAATCACGATCTAAGAATGCAACTTTGTAGTATGGTTTGACACCATCTGCATACTTAATGCTAGGATACAATCCAAGAGTAAACTCTTTCTCAATAATGGCACCCTTGTTGGCGGTTGCCTCAGCCTTACCATCTTTATAATAGATTCGTTCATACTGGATATATCCGCCATCTTTTATCGGGATGCGTAATACTACCTTTACAGCCTCACCATTCAAACGAACAACTTCAATACGATTTTTTCCACATACTTTTTCCGTAAGATCTTTGGTTGTGAAGTAGTTAAAGTATGTTCTCTTTAACGGAAGTATGTAGCTGAACTTTGAATCTGGATTTTCATCATTTCCATTAAAGAAAGCCTCTGAATTAAACTTATAAGGAACCTTAACGATTGTATCTTCTAAGAAGTCTCCAACTGTAACATATGGATACTTTGAACCATCATCCGGTAAAGTGCGGTCATCAATAGGTCTTGCGTCGTAATATGGAACGTACGTATTCTTATCCCATTTGGCGACAACATAATGTGTGGGCTCTGTATACATTTCTACTGGCAAAGCAAGAGGCACATTGCCATTTCTAAGCGAATCTGATACTTTCATCTCAAATCCACTCGAAATATTTGTTACTGTGCGTTTCCTGCGAAGTTTCTCATCAAGTACCATAACATACTGTTGAGCTGTAGGAACAACAGGTATATCATCATAATTGCCTCGATAATATGTTTCGTCAACAATATTCTGACGCAATTCATTTCGTTGCTCATCAGTCAGCATTCTGAAACATTTCTCAAGATATAAATCAACCTCGGGGAACACTCTTGCAAAATCTTTTCTGCTCTTCTTTAGTCCCCACCAATATTTTATATACTCAAAATCCCTTTTGTAAAGAGGTTTATACTCCGTGTCAAATGGGCAATCATTACCGAACTTTATTTTCTTTCCAACATATTGCAAATCATTCGCAGAAGTAAAGAAAATGGTTGCAGGAGAAGTAGCACCAATGATATTCATTACGCCTGGTGCCGACGGGTCTATATAATTAAGCAGATATATACAATCCATCTGATCAAAATTGTACTCATCACAATCCTGTTCTAGATATGTTTTGTAAGTTTTACCCAAACGAGTGTGCTCTTCGTAATCAGAATCAGAAAGCTCTGCCAAACAATTCTTCTTATCCCACACGATGATTTCTATCTTATCACGATACTTCTCTATATTGAAGAAAATTTGGCCAACATCTAGACAGTCAGATACTAGTTTATGGTATGCTGTCTTGCCTTCAAGCGAACCTTCCGCAACAATCTTAAAAGCGCGCTTCACCAAATCCATTCTAGCGAAAGGAGAAGGAATTGATGTAATTTCATGCTTATCATTTGCACCTATAGGATCTGCGATAGAGTCAATCGCTTTAGTTCCTATCTTTACGGAAGTGTCCCAATTGCCGATTGTGTCGGCAGCTCCTTTATGTAGTCTTAAAACCTTAGCCATATCACTTAAAACTTATATTTCTTACCAACTAACAATTTTGTAACATTGTAAAATAACTCCGTGAACTTATGTGGGAGTGTAAAGTTCTTGGATAGTGATGAGTGCTCTTCATTAAGAGCCGCATCAAATAAATCATATCCTGACTTATTGAATGCCCATAAAGCTTTAATAGATCCAGGTTTTACACCATCTACAATTGAATACAAGTCAGAAGATTTTACAGAAAGTTTAAATGGCTTAAATGCTCTATCATTATCAGACATCTCTTCTAGCCACTCAATGTAAGAGTTTACGAATTTCTGAATATTATTAATGAAAGAGGATTTTAAGAACGCATCATCAAACTTATTATCTCTTGCCCATTGAAGAGAGGTTGCGCCTCTCAAGTGCTCATTCACATACTTAGCAAATAACACAAACTGTGTCATAGGTGTACACAGATAGTCCCTCGTTGATTGAGTGAGATTGCTGAAAAGAACTTCTTGAACATCCTTTTCAATACCAAACTCCCTAAAATCAGGATTCGGAGCATAAATTTTACCGTTCGAGTTCTCTTCGCAAACAAGTATTGGATCATCATTCTGAATACTTGCAAAGTCTACAATAGACATTGCTGCTGCTAATTCAACAATATGAGCGTTGTTACGTTGCTCTGTTCCTCCTTCTTCATTCTCATATTGTTTAGTTCTTTCATCTCCAATATAATAAAGGACATTCACAGATGATTCGTCGCCATTCACATTGCGCTCATAATATTGTAATGCAGCCTTAGTTTTCCCTATAAAGGTAGATGAGTTAATTGTGCTTTCCTCATCTGTTTTAACCGCAAAATAAGGCAGCACGGTAATAGCGCCTATTGGAGCATGTTGTATTGCATCGTTATTAGACACCTTCGCATCTAATCCTCTGAGATTTTTCAGTAGTAAAGGGAATCCACTTGCCCCTGTTCCGCCGAAGATCGAACTAATGATAAAAATTCTATCTCCAGGCTTGAAGGCATCTGCAAAATCTATAAAATCTTGAGAATCTGTGAACTGATTGAGTACGACGCTTCCTATATTAGGATTTCCTTTGAATCCAACTTCCATATCAGACTCTAGATTTGCTTCAGAGAATAACATAGATGCTAATGCTCTATTCTCCTTAGACATAGTGCTGAATTCAATAAATTCCCTAAACTTCTTATTTTTAGTATCCTTTAAGGCAAGTCTATGATCATTCACAACATTTTCAATAGGGACCTCAAAGAATCTATTTTTTGTAGCATCATTAAATGCTAATTGGCTACGAATTGCTACATATGCCTTGATTTGCTCAATTGTTCTTGTAACATCTGCATTTGCAAAATCTGGGTCTACAATGATTGGAACAATTGCACTGGCATCAATCTTTACGCCTGAGGCGGCAAGCATAACCAATGATTTAATGACACGAGAGCCTGTGCCACCTATACCGAATATATATAATTTTCCGTTCATACTAAACATTAATTAAAAAGTTACAAAAAAGGCACATGCTTTGCGCTTGAACTCCACCATTTCAACATAAAACTTAAAAGAACGAAGGCAATCATTGCAACGAACATATTTGCAATACCAAATCCCCAACAATTAGACTCGCCAATGAGTATAGAAATAATATTACCATCAGCGTCCCTCTGATACATTAAGGTATCATGAATGTATCCATTTACATATTTAGACATCACAATGCCATAGCCAACAAACAAGGCTATTACAGCATTAATGCCCAACGTAATCAACCAGCTCCACCACTTGCAAAGTCTCGGATGATTAATAATGTAATAGAAAACCACTACTAGAACAAGTGAACCAACTAATGTGATTAATCCCACCAAGTTATAGATATTTGGATTAGTGTAGGCCTCTGTTCCGGGATCATATCCCCACAAATAATAACTTAAATCTTGTCCATAAAAAGACTGAAACCAACAATAAATCTGTCCGAGTAAGTTTTCCATATTATTTAATATTAATTGTTATACTTCCATATTGTCCATCAGATGCATACGCATCATATACGCCGCCAAGTAGATAACTCAAACCATATGTTTTTTCCATTGCACCTGGTGCGTTGATATCCAATCCGCTCTCATCAGTACAGTCATTAATCCATTGGGGCAAGGTGTTTTTAAGTGATATTTTAACAGTTCCCTTGCTCAATACAGGTTGCAACAAGTTAAGTTTGATTGTGTGTGTATATAAATCTTGTCTAGGACCTGAATATTTGGTAATTTCAAGCCCATATGCTTTATTTGAAACCACATAATTGTCTGGGTTCATCAAATACTCATCAGGAAGTAGAATATTAGAGAAATTAACGGATATTCCAACCTGAAAACGACTATTGCCACCTCTGCCGTCTGTTTTAGCGTTTTTAATCGCATATTGTTCAGATTTGGCTATTTCATATTTACCATTACCTGGCTGAGGTAATGAGATATTGTACAGTATAGCCGTTAAAGGTCTAGAAATCATAAAAATATTCTGCACCCCTTTGCCTTTTATTTGATTTAGTTCCACTTTTTTGAGAATAGTATTGAGGAAACTTTTATCGCCCATCAACCACATAAAGAAAGGTCGGTCATTATTAATAGGCTGTCTATCATCGAATTTATTGTAATATATGCCATTAAACTGAGATGTTAAACGCATAACCACAATGGAAAAATTAGGATTCTTAGCCAGTTTCTCTACGATATGATTCTTTATGCCTATCTGTTGTGCTACAATATACTCATCAGCATTATCTTTGGCCTTATATTTTTTCCCTGGCGAGAAAATGCAATCTGAGACAAAAATAGAGACTTCATCATCGTCTGTTTGAGATATAATTGTATCAAGAATATTAGACATGTCAGACGTACCTCTTTTACCGCCTTTCATTTTAAAATCAGCAGGCTCCAAGGCCTCTATAAACTCTCTGATATCTGGTTTTTGCTGTAAGACTTCACTATTTATGTAATTCAGAACCAATATATTCTTGGTTGCTAATGAGTCTATTCGAGTTCCTAAATCTGCATGCTGTACATCAGATAAGTAACTATAAACAGCATTTTCAAAGTCTGTTGCGCCCTTAACATAGCCATCCATACTACCAGAATTTTCAACAAATACTTTGATTTTTGGTGCTGGTAATTTCACTTCAGTCTGTGAACTTTCATTTCCCAACTTTTGGTTAGGTCCAGTGGGAGGACCTCCACAACTAGCTAAACTTAGGGTACAAGCCGCAGATAAAATCAAGCGCTTCATATTTTAATTTTTTGATTCGTTTATTTGTAATAGTTCCACGAAAGAACTATAATCGTAATGTAAGACCTTGATTAAAAATGTAATGCAAAATAAATAACTGATATTTTCATAACATTTTTAATCACAGTCTGCTGATTTATAAAAAATACAAACCATACAAACATCCATCTTTTATCTTTATAAAATAACAAAAATTTCATAATCCGTTGAATATAAATTTATTTGGTGTCATCATTTAATTCTTTGAAGAGGAAAAAATAATCGCCTGTTTCTACCTTTCTTTGAACATTTTTTAGTAATTTTGCAAACGAGTCATAGTTCTTTCGTGGAACTACTCCAATAATGACCTAATAAGTCCTTGATTGGCATCATCTATCACCGAGTTTTCCAACATTGTTAGATAAATCTGCGTTGTCTGTTCAGAGGTGTGTCCCATACCAGCACTGATGACAGAAATAGGTACATTGTGGTTTCTTGCAGCAGTGGCCCAACTGTGGCGTGAGGTGTATGATGTCAATTTGCAACCAGCAGGCAACATCTTTGATAATCGTCTCAATTGTCTATTATGGTTGTTGATTGCGACTTGATATTCTTCGTATGCTGGTTTTGTTTCCGTTGAGGTCAATATTGGGAAAACATAAGGAGATAATGCCGATGAGTATCGGTCAATTATTCGTTGTATACTTGGCTCTATCCTTACACTCAACAATTGTCCTGTCTTTCGGCGGGCATAGCATATCACTCCGTTTTGGATATTCTCTCTTTTCAGATAGGCAATATCTACGAATGCCATTCCACGGGTACAATAACTGAAAATGAATATATCCCTTGCAAGGGCGAGTGGCGTTCCTTCTGCCAAATTGAGTTTATACAACTGTGATATTACTGATTCCGATACAGCACGCTTGCGAGTACGATCAATGCCCGTATAAACCTCTGTAAATGGGTGTGATTGTTCAACGAGTTTTTGTCTAACTGCTTTATTGTAAACAGCACGCATTATACGCATATAAAATGAAATAGAGTTCCGTACCATTCCTCGTTGTACGAGAAAGGCATTATAGTCTGCAATAACTTGTTCCGTCATTGCCGAAAATGGCAGATTGACTCCGCCAAGAAACTTGACGAAGTTCTTCATCGTTTTCTCATAGTTCAGAGCCGTCCCCAAGCGGTTTGCATTACGCATCAATCGTATTTGATTCTGCATAAAGTCTAAGACTAGTACATGACATTCCGGAGACTTAAAGCGTTTTACAATATCGCCAACAGAATAAGTTACTCCGCTATTATTCAAATCTTTGACAATTCGTTTCAATAGCGCAATATCACTATCTATACGATTCTGAATAATGTTCTTGTCAGCAACACTTACAACAACCTGTTCACCTATTGTATCCCATTCGTCAGGCTGCAATCGGATATTAGTTGTTATCTGTTGTGTTGCTCTACGATGAGTCACTTGATAATATATAGTTCCTGCACGCTCCACGACTGATGAGGGGCGTAGTTTTACTTTAATTGTTGCCATAAGCGTGATAAATAATTTGAAATGATACAATAAGAGCCTTCACTCAATTGCCTAAGGGAAAGCTCTTTAAATAACGGCTACGGGATATACAGCAATTGAAACTCTCTTTTTACTGTAATTCTAATATGTGCCACCTCTTTAATTCCTCGATTTAAGGTTACCCTTTGGCTGCCCTTGCTTCATCTTTATGAACTTGGCTTTGCTCTCCTGTTCCTTTGCAGCTTGCTCTTTTAGCCTTGCCTGTTCGGCAAGCGTGGCTTGTCTCCGGACAGCATCCTCGTATGCCTCCACGTCCTCGCGCATCTGTTCAATTCCGGCCTCGTCACGGTTCAGTTCAAAGAGATTTTCAAGTTCCCCGATCTGCCCGGGCGAAGCTTCGCCTTTCATCTTGATATAGCGGTATTTCAAGTCATTGTCTGAGCAGTCGTAGTCAAGCTGCTTCCCGAGACAGAAAGCCACAGATACAACTATCGAGTACGTTACCAGTATGATCAGGGTCCAGAATATATAAGGTGTATCTATGCTGATGCTGTGTCTGTGACAGACAACATCTGGTTCTTCCATCCTGTTCCTGACGGAAGTAGAAAGCGATTCCATCTTCTCCGATATGTGCAGGATGGTGTCTTTCTCTGTTTGGGCGAACCGTTCCAGGAACTCGTTCTGATTCTTGTGGTACGCCTGCTGTTCGCTTTTCAATACAGACAGGGTTTCCATGAACTTGTCCGGCATGGAGTTTCTTTTCAGTAGATTGGCTGTATCGCCCTTGATCATGACAAGAGCCTCCAGCACACGTTTGAAGCCTGTCTTTAAGGCATTCAGTTCCTGTATGACCTCTTTGTCCGCTTCGGCATCACCGCCCGCCGATTGAGGCATGGACAGCCCGTTTATCTTGTTTTCGATTCTCTCCAGGCATCCGTAGATGCTTTCCATAAACTCTTCCTGTTTCATAAATTCATTGATTTTAACGTTTTACACTTTAATGATTGATTGTTTGGGGCAGACTTATAATCCAAGCCCTTTCCGTTTCTTTTTCTTCTTGCGCTTGCGCAGCAGTTCGTCATACGGGATCTGTTCTTCCGGAACAGACTCGCCAAAAGAAGAAAACAACCCCAGTCCGTTGCTTTCAATAAATGCCATATTGGATGGTTCCTGTTCCTTCCGGTTGCGGTTTGACTGAGCTTGATTTTGCTTTTTAACCTCTAAATCCACTCCGGTATCCGGACTGTTTCCGCCCAGAATGGCATTCAGTTTTGCAAAGCTGAACTCCCTGCTGATTTGCGAGCCTTTGAAGGTCAGGCCGTCTTTGGTAAGGCGTATGCCTTGAATGTCACCGGCGGATTTCATTTTGCCGCCTCTTCCGACAAATTCCAGTTTTATACCCTGCAAGGCCAGACCGACCACAAGTTCTTTCCATGTCCTGGCGCGTTTCAACGCTTGCTTCACGGCATGATAAATCTCGTATTTAATGCGTTCCGAATCATGCAGTTTCGTTACATTGGTTTTGCCTTTATCCTCCGCATAGGTCAGTCCGTACTTGTCTTTAAGTCTTTTGGTGGCAATCTCATTACGCTTGTAATCGCCCTGTGAGGAGATTACTTTACCATCATAACCGATGCGGTTATAGACCAGATGGCAATGCGGATTGTCGGTATGGTGATGCCTTACCAGTATGAACTGGGTGTTCCTGATGCCCATCAGATCCATGTATTCCATCGCTATCTTAGCCATGAATTCATTGCTCAATACCGGCTTGTCTTCCGGTTTGAAGCTTAACGCGATGTGTCCGACGGGCTGTTTTATCTTCGGATTAAGCAGGCACTGGCAGTTGAAACTGTCCGCTATTTCACGGTTATTGCCCAGCAATACGCCATCGGAACCGATTATCTCGGCATTGTCCTTTCCCATCACGTAGCGGATGCAACCGCCAAAGGATTTGCCTTTCTTGATTTTGCCTATCATGTATTTCTCCTTTCCACTTTTTTATATTCGTTCATGATCACTTTCAGCTTTTCGAGCAGTTCCATGACGGCATTCCTTGTCCGGTAGAATCCTGTCTGGTGGGACAGCCTAGCAAGCTGGTTCAGGTTGTTCGCCATTCCCACAAGATTGCGTATGACGGCTGCTTCCTCCGTCGAATGCCTGGCCACAATACTTGCTTCGAATGCGGCTTCCCGGATGAACTCCGCCAATGTGCGGTTCGCCTGTCTGCTGCGGTGCAGCAACCGCTCGTAATCAATCCTGGAGAACTTTACCGTCACGGATTTGGAAAGCTTGCGGATACCACTTGCTTTCGGTCTGCCTCTGGGTCTGGTTTTATCCTTGTCACTCATATTACTTGGTTTACTGTGATTGGTCATTTTACTGTGATGATATGTCCTGCAATCTGCGACCGTTGGGAGCGGATTGCCTCCGCGACTCCGGGAGTGGAGCGAGGTTTTCGGGATGCCCGAAAGATAACCTCGCTAACTCCCGAAACTGATGTTCCGTCCGTTGACCGCCTCTGGCGGGTTCTGAATGCAGGAATGCCATCATTCCATGATGCGGATGGATTTTGCACCGGGTGTCTTTTACAGTTTGCGCCACCGCTCGAAGTCTTCCGAATAGATTTCAAGATGCTGCCGGGCGATATTTTCCAGCAGTCCGGACACGCTCATCCTGCGGCTTCCGAGCTTGCGGACATACTCGTCCAGCCTGTCCCTTACCTCGCAGCTCACGAATACGGGCTTGCGGTCTTCTATTCTGGGAACCTGCAGGAATGTGCTGCGGTACTCTTCCAGTGACAGCCTGCGTTGCCTGCCACTAATCCGGCACTTGGATGCAGGAGCGGAACCGTCTTTCTCTGCCGGCTCCTGGATCCCGGATTGTTCCGTGACTGTTGGCAGGATTTCATTCCCGGCATGCTCAGTAACCTCTCCTGCACTTTCAGGGTTTTCACACTCAGGAAGGAGCTGTGACATTTCCATACCTGTCATAGCTTCCCACCGCTCTTTGTCAAAGCTTTTTCTTGTAGCCATAATCTTTGAATTTTAATAAGTCAATACAGTGGTCTTGGTATGTACCTTGACCGGTTATCGGCAGCAAAGAAAGTATGTATAGTGCACTGTGTCAAGCAAATGGAGTGAGTGTGACAATTATGACCGGTTCTGCATTATATGCACCGGACAAACGGTGGCGACTGCTGTGATTTGCCACACCCGCACGGGCGTCCATGGAATCTGGCAATGATTTCATGGCAGTATGGAGACTGAATCCAACGGACACTTTACCGGATATAGGATAACCCGTTGCAATCGTACCGGTATACTTGCTACAGTCAGTTCAGGCAGTAATAATCACATGGCGGCTTTGCTCAGTCGGGTCATACTGTCCACCGGCCATGCAACATGATGACAGATGATGAAACAGACCGTCAGCCGTCTGCAAATCCATTGCAGTGTGATTATTACTGCTTTAATTTGTACCGGGAACAGGAAATTGCTGCAGCCATGCCACTTGTTCCCTCCTGTCAGATGTATCGGATAAGGCAGTAAGCCGGCTTTGCCTTGGCGGTACAAGATGGAAACAGTATCAAATGGAAATAAACAATGAGATTATGGAAATAGTAAGTTTTGAAAAAAGAACCTTTGAGGAGATGGCTGCCAAGTTGGATTACTTCGTGCAGCGGATGGATGACCTCTGCCGACAGCACGGGGAGAAGAAGGCAGAACGATGGATGGACAGTCATGACGTCTGCCGGAAACTGCGTATCAGCCCGAGGACATTGCAGACCCTCCGTGACAACGGCACACTCGCCTTTACCAAGATTGGCAACCGCACCTACTACCGTCTGGAAGACGTGGAACGGGTCATTGTGGATGTGGAAGAGAGACGGAAAGAGGCGAAATGGAAAGGCAAAAGCATTTAGCAGTTGAAGTATCAATTAAAGACAAACCGTATGAGTAGTGAAATCAGAGAAAAAGACCATGAGTGGGTATGTAAATTCCACTCGAATTTCGACCGGCTTCTGGCTTCGTTCGAAAAGTTGTTCAGCCAACGCCGACCTCCCGTATATGGCGATGAGCTGCTGACAGACAAGGAGGTGTCGCACCTGCTTAAAGTGAGCCGCAGGACATTGCAGGATTACCGAAGCAACGGCATACTGCCCTATATTCAGGTGGGCGGCAAGATTCTGTACAGGGCTTCAGACATAGAGCGTACCCTGATGGACGGCTATAGGGAGGCATACCGTTCAAGGAAATGAAAATCCATCCCGTTCCTTCTGCCTGCGGCCGCATGAAAAAAGGGACACCCGGAGGTCGGTTCTTCTTCTTCCTTCCTCCGGATGCCCCTTGCTGTTTCTTTCAGGTGTCGGGCTTATTTCGTACCGGTGGTCCTTACACTTACCCCTTTCGGTATCGGGTTGTCAAGTATTATCCGGTAGCATAGTCTGCCGTCCACATTCACCGGCTCTTTCGCCACCATGAAACCGGCGCATTTCTCGACCTTTGCCGCATCGAGTATCATGCCGGCGATGAAGCTGTTGGAGAAGCGGGCGCAACGCGGGTCGTTCCAGATCGTGAAGCCGTTCTCGTCATCCGAGACGAACATGTACCAGTCCTTGGGCCTGTCTTCGTCCCTGGCGATACACAGCCTGTTTCCTGCGTGCAGGCTCAGTTCCCTGCTCAGTATCCTGCTCAGGTACATGCTGCCGTCACGGCATACCGTGATGATCCGTTTGCCTTTGTAGGTCAGTGCCGGATGGGAATTGCTCTTGTCATAAACTGTCAGTTTCATAATCATCAATATTTTATTGTTATACCTTGTTGTCCTTTATTCTTGTCATGCCGCCTCTCCGGCCATGATCAGTCTTCTTCTGGCGATGAACTTCCTGTTTGCCCGGACGGATTCCATCATCGCCTGCGCCCTGCGTGTCACCACCGAGGTCTTCTCGCCCATGTGCCTGGCTATGGTGCGGAATGAGCTTCCGGTCTCGTAGAACCGCAGCATGAATATCCTGTAATCCTCATAGGAGAAATGCCGCCTGAGGAACTTCTGTATGTCCCTTACCAGCCTGTCGCATCCGGTCAGCATCTCTTCCCGTTCCTCTGTCTCTTCCGCGCAGTCCGTCTCACCCAGTCTTGCGAAATACTCGTCTCCGGGGCTGTCGTAACGGCTTTCATCCCTTGCGCCCGACTGCAGGATTCTCCTATAGCATCCGAAGAAATAGGACTCCGGATCTTCTATCCCGACACTTGAGAACATTATCTGCTTCCTGACAGCCAGATATGCGTCATGGAACGCGTCTTCGTCGATTTTTCCATAGATGGAGAGTCTCTCCTTCAATCTCGCGTATGAACGGTTAAACCATCCGTTGAATTCTTTCACGTCTTTTGTTGCCATATCCTTTTGCTTTTATCTGTTAGACATCCGGCCCGTAGTACGGGCACTCTTGTTTCTTTGAATGCCTTACAGCCGTTCTCCCACCGGAAAAGCGTCAAGGCTCGGCAGGAAAAAATACCGGAGCGCAAAGCGCGAGGATGATTTTTTCCCCGCCGACCCGCAGGGCCCGGCCTTGCGCTCCGGTGGGGAACGGCTACCTTTGCTTCAAAGAAATGAGTGTGTCCTTTTCTGCTTTTTACCGCCTGCAATTATCCTCTTGCTGTGAAAAGGAATGTCTGACGGTGACACATGCCGTCCGGTTTGCGGTCTGTTTCTGTTTTTTTGTTTCCTTCGCTTGCGGAACGCTTTTACGGACACCAGAGCCCCTTTCCGGTATCATCTGTCCGCCGTTCCAGCTATAGAAAAAAACAAATGTCAAACTTAAAATTTAAGAATTATGGAAGTAGTGGTCATAGACAAGGCGACTTTCGAGAGGATGCTTTCGGGATTCGAGATTTTCGCGGAAAAGGTGGAACGGCTCTGCCGGGAACAGGAAGACTTGGGAGAAAAGGAGTGGCTTGACAGCAATGACGTGTGCAGGCTGCTCTGCATCAGTCCGAGAACCTTGCAGACGATGCGGGAGAACGGAACGCTGGCTTACACCAAAATAAGCCACAAGGTGTATTACAGACCGGAGGACGTGAAGGCCGTCTTTCCCGTGGCTGAAATGAAGCGGTGTATAACAGCCGGCAAGGAAAGAAAATGCAATGTGACCAACAAGCCAACCAACAAACCAATCAACCAACAAACCAACAAACAGATATCTGATTTATGAATGACAATGGCAATATCCGGCTGCTGACACCGGAAAACGACATGCGCGTGAGAGCCTTCCTCTCGTCGCTGGAAGAACTATCGGAAAAGGTGGAGAAAATACGTGAAAACAACAAGCCGTCTCTGGACGGGGAACGCTATTATACCGACAAGGAACTAGCCGTCAGACTGAAGGTCAGCCGCAGGAGCCTTCAGGATTACCGCAACAACGGTATACTGCCCTATATCCAGATAGGCGGCAGGATCCTGTACAGGGCTTCCGACATTGAACGTACGTTGATGGACGGGTACAAGGAGGCGTACCGCTTGAAACGGGATATATGATGGACTGACCGGTAAAGTTGCTCTTATTCGTAAATTCTATACTCAAAGAGTCGTTTTACGGATTAAAGGCAACTTTCATGGTAACTTCAATAAAAAGTAGGGAGAAAAGCGTAAAAAAGTAGGGAGAAAACGGCAGTTTGGTGGGGAGAAAAACGTATCTTTGCGTTCAAAGTGAAAATGTATGCAGACCGAACTCGAAAAACTTGTATCTCTGTACAGAGAATTGGGAATAGACAGGCAGATAGATTATGACAAATTCTATCTCTATTCCCTCATTACCCACTCTACGGCCATTGAAGGCTCCACCATTACCGAACTTGAGAATCAAATCATGTTCGATCAGGGAATCAGTCTGAAAGGAAAGAGCATCGTGGAACAGCACATGAATCTCGACCTGAAAGACGCATACGAGCATGCCATAAGGCTGGCAGATGCCCATACCGACATAACCGTTGATTTGCTGAAAAGCCTCTCTGCCCTTGTCTTGAAAAACACGGGGCAGGAGTACAAGACCGTATTGGGGGATTTCTCATCGGCACGGGGTGATTTGCGCCTGTTGAATGTCACGGCCGGACCCGGTGGAAAATCGTACATGAACTACAGCAAGGTCCCGGCTAAACTGTCGGAATTTTGTACCCGGCTGAACAGGGAACGTGAAAATCATGCCGCCAAGAGCATGACACAGTTATATGAAATCAGTTTTGATGCCCACTATGACTTGGTGACAATACACCCTTGGGCAGACGGGAACGGCAGGATGGCCCGCCTGCTGATGAACATGCTGCAATTCGAGTTCGGACTGATACCGACAAAAATCCTCAAGGAGGACAAGGAAGAATATATCAAGGCACTGGTGGAAACCCGCGAGAACGAGGATTTGAATGTTTTCAGGGAATTTATGACAGCTACCATGATTAAAAATCTCACCCGTGACATAGAGGTTTACCGTAAATCCATTGATGATACTCCCATAAGTGGGGAGAAACCACAAAAAAGTAGGGAGAAGAAAGTGAAAAGTAGGGAGAAAATCATGACTATGCTTTCACAGGACAACACGTTGAGTGCAGCAACTCTCGCAGAACGGATAGGCATAACAGCCAAAGCGGTGGAAAAACAGATTGCCGCATTGAAAGCGGACGGGGTGCTCCGACGAATCGGACCGGACAAGGGCGGATATTGGCAGGTGGTCGAAATAAAGGATTGATTTTTGGGAGGGAGCGCAGTTTGCCGCCTGCCTTTTTCATTGTGTTTCAAAAAAGCGCCCTCCTATAGAAAATCAGAACATCAGAACAGCATACGGACCGGTAGTTTCCTACTGTCTGTATGCTGTTTCTTTTTTTGTTGGATCGACTTTTCCGTCGGTCGCTTGTTTCCGCTGCCGTCAGCCTTCCTTGTACAGACGTGAAAGGGGAAAGGTTTTCGGGCTGAATACGCTTTGCCTGCAAAGGAAGATTCTGCCCGAAACGGCACGGCCGCTCGACCTTTTCACTTTCAATGAAGTCTGTACTAACTTCATGAACGGCGAGGAAGCAGGCGGCTGCGAAATTGTCATTGGCTGTCAGAGCCGGAATGTGTGCGGCTTTGGCTTCTCTTTTCCATCAGTCTGTCCATTTCCCTTGAAATTTTTTCTTCCGTTATCCTGGCATACCCTTGTGTGGTGGAAATGTTCGAGTGTCCCATCATCTTGGCTATGCTCTCGATGGATACGCTCTCTGAAATGAGCAGGACCCCGAACCCGTGCCGGGCCTGATGGTACGAAAGGTCATCGTGCCTGCCCAGGATCACGCCGATTTCCCGTATCTCGTGCCAGATGGAATCCCGGCTCGGCAACGGGAACACGGGACTGTGCATGTCGGTGGTATTGTACAGGGACAGTATCTGCTCGGCTATCGGGTGCAGGGGGATGAACGCTTCCACCCCGGTCTTCTTCCGGTTGATGCGGATGAACCGCCGACCCTCCGCCGTCGTCCCGATATGGCACGGATGGAGCTGCTTGATGTCGGCATAGGCAAGCCCGGTGAAATAGGAGAAGATGAATGCACGCCTGCCCAGTTCCGCACGTCCTTCATTCAGGGGCATGGCCAGTATCCTTTTCATCTCTTCACGGGTGACATACTTGTGCTTGGGTGCGGTTTTCTTCTCATATTCGACATTCTCCACCGGATTGGTGCGCAGGATCTCGTTGTCCACGGCAAGATACAAGAGGCGGTTCAGCCAGCAGAGGCAGCGGTTGGTCTGCGAGGTGCTGAAATTCTTGTTCCTGATAAGGAATGCCTTGTAGTTCCTGCCGAAGTCTTCCGTTATTTCTTCAAAGGCGATGTCCTTCTTCCCCAGTGAAACAAGGTAGTCCGTCAGGTACTTCTGGAAATACTGTGATTGCCGGTAGGTGGAAGTGGAATTGATCTCCCTGCTACGTATTCTGAGACGTTCACGCTCTATCTCGCCCATCCGGAGCAGATGTGTCGGAACGACGAACTGCCTTGTCACCCGATTCTTGATAATCTCCGCACTGACGACACCCTGTGTCCTCAGAATTTCCTCGTAAGTCTGTTCGATATACTTCCGGTACTCCTGCAGTCTGGCGTTTTCCCTTACCGTGCGTATGGTCCCGGTTCGGGCGTTCCAGTCTTCCGGCTTGCAGCATATCCCGGTGGTGATGGCGGTGTTCCTGCCGTCTATGGTGATGCGGCACATGACCGCAGTTGTTCCGTCAGCCTTTATCTTGCCGCGGTTGATATAGAACAGTATGGAAAAGGTACTTCTCATGATTCTCATTGTTTATGGGTTATAGAACAAGTTTCAAATCTCCGGTAGCCTCGATAAGCCTGTCCATGTCCTCGAAGAGCTTTTTCGGGGTGACGCGGGCATAGACCTGGGTCGTCTGTATGTTGCTATGCCCCAGCATGCTGCTGATGGTCTCTATCGGAACGCCCGCTTCAAGGGTGACGAGCGAGGCGAACGAGTGGCGTCCGACATGATAGCACAGGTTCTCCTTTATCCCTGCCAGTACGGCCAGCGCCTTCATGTGGTTTCTCATGCTCGGATAGTGGATCATCGGGAACAGCGTGTCCCTGCTGTCATCATGATATTTCTCTATCAGGGCGACGGCTTCCGGCAGCAGCTTCACGCTTGCACGGAGCTCGTTCTTTTTACGGCGGTATTTCAGCCATAGCTTGCCATCCTCGCCGGTGTACAGGTTTTCCCGGGTGACGGTCACGGCATCGCTGTAGGCGACCCCGGTATAGCAGGCGAAGAGGAACAGGTCCCTTGCCAGACGGTGGGTCGTGCGGTGCGGGGCTATCTCCACGTCACGGATTTTCTCGAAACTTTCACGGCTCAGTGCCTTGGGGGTCTTGACGGTCTGTCTCGGGAGGACGTAGTGCTGGAACATGAACCGCTCGGAGTGTCCTTCCTGATAAGCCCTTTTGCACGTTTTCTTGAGAATTGCCAGGTAATGCCGTACGGTGTCCACGGCATACCCTTTCTCGTCAAGGATGAAATTCTCATAGTCGTGGATGAACTGTTCCGTAAGCTGCCCGAAGGCCAGGTCTTTCGTCTTGAATTTGGTTTCAATGAACTCACGCATGGTACGGCAGGTAAAGTCGTATGCCGGATAGGTACCTTTTGCCCGGTCTATCCCGATACGGCTCTTCACCTCATCCCTGAGGGCATCCAGCATTTTCATCAGGGTCATCTGCGTCTTCATGCTGCCCTGGAAGGCATCCTTGACGGAAGCGGCGTCAAATTCCCCCTTGCGCTCCAGAAGGGAATCGAAGGCGGCATTGATGTCAAGCAGCAACTTGTCGATTTTCGCATTTGTTTCCACCGCCTCCCTGCTCTTGCCGTTCAGCCGGCTTTCACGGGGATTCCACAGCCCGGGAGTGCAGGAGAGCTTGCAGCTGAACTGCGCCATCGTCCGGTTCACGGTGATGCGTCCCATTATCGGGGCTTTGCCCGACTTGTCCAGTCCGCTCTTTTTGAGGTAGAGCAAAACCTTGAATTTTTCTACTTTCATACGCTTATAACTTTAGTTGCAAAATTACCTGTTTTATAAGCGTTCTTCGGCATGCAAAACAATGACAATCAGTGTAATATATCGGCGTTTTTAATTATCCGATTTGCTTCGCGTTACCTCGTTTCCTTTCGGTAACTGACCTGCTAACGGTTTGGTAACTGAACATCTTCAATAATCTCCACTTTCCTGCTTTTTTTATAAGTGGAAGAATATAGAAAAATGGTTAGTTTCCAGCGGATTACGTTATCCTTTCTTCTCGTTTCCGGTGCTCTGTTTGCCTATCTTATTCCACCAGGCCCGGCATAATTACGGAACCCACATCACTCTCTCGTTGGGTGTCCCGATAGAAACGGTAAGCCATATGATGGGACATACCTCCATTTCCACCACGCAAATTTACGCGCAGGTCACGGACACAAAAGTGGACGAGGACATGAAACGCTTGAGAGCCACCAGCTTCGGTAACAGCATAGAATTATGTGAAGAGGATTTCACGACAAAGAAAAAACGGAAACGGAAATCGCAAGCCGTA